TAGCAGCATCATACTTGTTGCGATATTGCGACTCTGTAATTTTAGCTCCACCAGGTCATAGATCAGATCTTATTCTTGACCACGATAATCATCTTTACAGGGTTCAAGTAAAGACTACCAATACTGTATATGTAAGAAGAAACAAAGATTTTTATCGTTGGGAATTACGCACAAGCAAGAGAACTGCTGATAACATTCGCCAAAATAAAGTGGTAAGATATGGAAATGGTCAAATCGACATGTTTTGTTTTGTTGCTTTGCCAATTAATAAAGTGTTTTTTGATGCGTATGATGGTACAAAAAATTTAACTGAAGTATCTAAAAGCATTAAAACTTTAGATAAAATAGATTCAAAGGATTCTTTGCTTCAAGCTTTGTTAAAAATAAACAAAACACCAGAGCTGAGTCCTTTAGGTAAAACAGATTAATAAAAAAATGGCGTTACAAAAAACTTTATTTAAACCAGGCATTAATAGAGAAGGAACTGACTATAGTAATGAAGGCGGTTGGTTTGATTCTAACTTAGTTAGATTTAGACAAGGACTTCCTGAAAAATTTGGCGGTTGGGAAAAAGATAGCTTAAGTACATTTCTAGGAACTTGCAGAGCTTTGCATCCTTGGGTTGCTTTAGAAGGAACAAAATATTTAGGTCTTGGAACAACTTGGAAATATTATATAGAAGAGGGTGTATCTTTTAATGACATAACCCCAATAAGATCTACAACTAGCGCTGGTGATGTAACTTTTTCAGCTGTTGATGGCGATGCTACTATTACTGTAAGTGATGCTGCACATGGAGCGGAGATTAATGATTTTGTAACTTTTTCTGGAGCAGTTTCTCTTGGCGGCAATATTACCGCTACGGTACTTAATCAAGAATATCAAATAGCAACAACTATAGATGCTAACTCTTATACGATAGAAGCCAAAGATACTAGCGGTAATATCGTAACTGCAAATGCAAGTGACAGCGGTAACGGAGGAGGCTCTACGGTTGGAACTTACCAAATAAATGTAGGTCTTGATGTTTATATTCCTGGTACTGGTTGGGGCTTGAATGGATGGGGAGAAGGAGCTTTTGGGTCAGTGACTGCTTTATCTCCAAGCAACCAGTTAAGACTTTGGACTCATGATAACTTCGGCGAAAACTTAATTATAAATGTTAGGGGTGGAGGCATTTATCAATGGACTGAAAACAATGGCGTTGGAACAAGAGCCGTTGATATGTCTGCAATATCTGGTGCTAATTTAGTTCCTACAGTTGGCCTGCAAGTAATCACCTCAGAAGTTGACAGACATTTAATTGTTTTAGGCGCTGATCCAATTAATGATTCAGGTACGGCTAGAACAGGTGCTGTTGACCCCATGTTAATTGCTTTTAGCGATCAAGAAAATAACTTAGACTTTGAGCCAAAAATTACAAATACTGCTGGTTCGTTAAGACTATCTTCTGGATCTGCAATTATTGGAGGCGTTAAATCAAGACAAGAAACCTTAGTTTGGACTGATACTGCTTTATACAGTATGCAGTTTGTTGGACCACCGTTTACATTTTCGGTTAATTTAATTAACGAGGGTACTGGCTTGGTAGGTCCTAAAGCAGCTGTAACAGCGCCTTCTGCTGTTTTTTGGATGGGCTACAACAATTTTTACGCTTACAACGGTAGCGTACAAACGCTGCCTTGCAGCGTTCATAATTACGTATTCAACGATATCAACCTTACGCAATCTTTTAAAATTAACGCTTTTACAATTACTGATAAAAATGAAGTAGGTTGGTTTTATTGTTCTGGTTCAAGCAACGATATAGACAGATATGTTATTTACAATTACGCAGAACAAACTTGGGTGTATGGTCAACTGAGCAGAACAGCTTGGTTAGATGCGGGTATAGAAAACTATCCTAGAGCTGTAAGCAACGGCTATGTTTACAAACAAGAAACTGGATTTGACGATGATGGCTCGCCGATGACAAATGTGTTTATTGAAAGTTCTGATTTTGATATAGGTGATGGCGAGCAGTTTACTTTTATTAGAAGAATCATCCCCGACTTTAAATTTATCCAAAATGATAACGAAAATGGCTCAGTCAATATTGTTGTTAAAACAAGAAACTTTCCTGGAGATTCTTTAACAACCAACTCTACTAGCGCTATACAAGCTAGCACTCAACAAGCTTACGTTAGAGGCCGAGCAAGACAAATGGTTCTTAGGTTTGAATCAGATGATGATGCAGAAAACAACGGCAATTTAGGAATTGGCTGGAGACTAGGCGCAACAAGAATAGATATAAGAACTGACGGAAGAAGATGAGCAAACTACTGCCAACTCAGCTCCCGCAAGCGCAAGGAGAAAGCGTTAGTTCTGCTACTTTTAATAGACTTATAAGAATTTTAGAGATAAACTTAGGAGCAGTAGACCCTGATAATACTTTGCAATTATCAACTACTCAACGTGATAAGTTAAATTTTAATCTTGGCACGCTAATCTTTAATACGACAACCCAAGTGTTGCAAGTATTTAACGGGACTGAGTTTATTGATTTGATGGATGAACCCAATCCTCAAGGATACGAAGCCCAAGGTTTACTTGGTAATATTTCAGTAAGTACAAATGGAAATATTACAATAACCTTGTAAAATGATAATATAACATATGGAACAAGGTATGCTAAACAACGGACAGAGACAGCAACTAGAAGGAATTGCAGCTTTAGGCAGAAACGAAGATACTTATTTGGCTCACGTAGCGCCAGATGAGATGATCGTTCCAGCTCAAGCTTTACGCGATAACCCACTTTTAAAACAAGCAATCGAGAAATCTATTTCTAAGTATGGGATTGATCCTAATCAATTCGTAGTTGGAAATGGCAGTATGGATTTAAACCCTTTAACAGGTTTACCAGAGTTTGGATTTTTATCTAAAGTTTGGAAAAAAGCTAAAAAGATAGTTAAAAAAGTTGCCCCTATAGCGATGCTTATTCCTGGCGTGGGTCAGGCTTTAGGCGCTGTAGGTGGATCTTTATTAGGTAAAGTTGGTTTAGGCAACGTAGCCAGCGGGATTGGTGGTTTAGTTGGTAAAATACCAGGTCTTGGTGGAGTCGGAAATGCAATTACAGCAGGTTCTGGCGGAACTTTAGGACAAGCTTTTACGTTTGGTAAAGGCGCAATTCAATCTGGAATAGCAAGCTTAAATCCTTTTACAGAAGGCGGTATGTTTAAAAGACTTCCTGGCGATCAAGGGGGCACACCTCAAATAATAAAAACAATTGGCAACCAATTTGGTTTTGGCGGTAGATCTCAAGTGTTAGAAGACGCTGGGTATACTCTGCAACAAATTGCTCTTTTAAAATCTCAAGGCGACGCTGCTTACAACGCTGAAGTTGAAAAAGTAAGACAAGCCAGCGGCGGCAGTTTTTTTGGTCAGAAAACTCCTGAGGCTATTAAAGGTATTGAAGATGGGGCAAAAGGAATGTTTACTGGCGTCGGAAACATGTTTGGCGGTAATATGGGAGCTGCTGGACTAGCAGCCTTAATGGGAAAAATTACTTACGATGCAGCAAAAAGAAGATCTGGAGGTTTGTCAGAAACCCCTAAAGTAACGATGGATCAATTGGGTAGATATCAAATGGCTCAAAACTTAGGAACAGGTGGAAGCAGAGAGGACTTTGGTTTAGCTCCTGCACCTGTAGCTTTACAGTTTGCTTACGGGGGCGAGGCAAGACAATATTTTAATCAAGGTGGTTTAGCAATGGTTGAAGAACTTGACATGCGAGACGGCGGTGAATCTGCTGGACCAGGGACTGGTACTTCAGATGATATACCAGCGATGTTAAGTGATGGTGAATTTGTAATGACCGCCAAAGCTACACGCGGAGCTGGAGCATTTGACGTCAACAAAACCAAATCTGGTATTGAGCTTATTAAAGGTGGTAGCGCTTCACGTGAAAAAGGCGTAAAAAATATGCGCGAGTTAATGAATATTTTTGAGGCAATATAATGGCTACACCATTAGATCCAGTTTTAGGCTCAATAACAAGAGATGAGGTTATATCTGATCCCGCTTTAAGGGAACTTTACTTTGGCTCTACTGATACGCCAGGTTTAATTAATCAAGCAACAAGAGCCGCTCAAAAAGCTTATTTAGATCAGCCTGCTATTTTACAAGGAACAGCAGGATTATCCGCGCAAGAGCAACAAGCAAGACAGTTAGCTCAACAAGGTATTGGTTCTTATCAACCTTTTTTAGATAGACAAAAAAGTTTAATAGAGCAAGGTATATCTGATTTAGGACAGCAAAGGGGATTGTTGGGTGAAGCTTTAGGTGGCTATAGGTCTGCTTACGGCATGCAACAACCTTACTTTGGACAAGCCGAACAACAATTAGGTTCAGGGCTTGGCGGTCTTTTTGGTAGCTTGGGATACGGCGGACCATCAGCTAGACAGCTTCTTGGTCAATCTTTACAAGGCTACGATCCAAGAATGGCAGGCCAGTTCTACAATCCATTTGAACAACAAGTTGTTAATCAAACAATTCAAGACGTTTTAAAAGCTGGAGAAATGCAAGACATCCAACAAAGGGCATCCGATATTTCTCGAGGTGGAGAATCAGCATTTGGTTCAAGGGCTAGATTAACAGCGCAAGAAAGACAAGAATCTTTAGGTAGAGGTCTAGGCGACGTATTAAGTAAAATTAGATCTGGCGGTTTTGAAACTGCCCAACAAAGAGCGTTGGAAGAACTAGAAAACAGAAGAGCTGGAGCAAGATCTGGAGCTACCTTAGAAGCTGGATTTGGAGCGCAAGGATCTGAAGCTCAAAGACAATATGCTCAAGACTTGCTTGGTTTAGGTCAAGGCAGATCAGCAGCAGCTAGACAGTTGGCTGGAGATATTTCTGGCGTAGGTACTGGTATTGCTGGAATAGGTGCTAACTTAGCAGGATATGGCTCTCAACTAGGAGACTTAGGCGCAACCCAGCAAAGATTGAGAGAAGAAGATATTGGAACCTTAACGTCTCTTGGAGCAACTGAAAGAAGTATCGAACAAGCAAGACTGAACAATTTATATAATCAACAACAAGCAACAAGAGATGCTCCCTTAAAAGCCGCTCAGTTTATTCAAGGATTTGCTCCTGCGTATCAAGGCAGCAAAACAATGATTAATAAACAATATGGTATGCCTAGAGATCCGATGAGAGAAGGTTTGGCAGCAGCTTTTAATACTTACAGTCAATTCCAGGGTGGCAATCAAGGACAGCCTCAAGGACAAGGACAAGGCCAAAGCCAAGGAAATAACCAAAGCTCACAAACACAACCTGCACAAGATTATACGTTGATGCCTGGAGGACAATCTTACGGAACAGGACAAAATCAATTTGATCCATCAACCGAAGCTGGCCAAAATCAAATTCTAAGCGGAGGCATATTTGCCCCGCCAGCATCAACTGGACAGGTGGATACGCAAGCAGCATTTAATCAAGGCTCTTACTTGCCTCCCATACCTGGATACACACCTCCTCAGAATCAAGCTACTGGACCAGTTTTTAATTATCAACCGCAAGTAAATCCAGGTTTTAATCAAAGCGCTATACAGAACTCATTCAATCAAGGAAGTTACGGAAGCACATATGGAGTAACGACCCCTCCTATTAATATAGGTGGCAGCATGCCAAACCCTTACGACCCATTTGCTCCTAACCCTTACAAACCTGGGCAAATAAATTACATGCCAAGAGGGTAATTAATATAATGAATGTATTACAAAGAAAAATGTTTGCTAAGGGAGATGTTGCTAACAAAAGTTTTTCTCCAGCGCTTATCGGTTATTACGTTTCTCAAGGATATAATCCAGCTGAAATAAAAGCTGCTCTTCCAGAAGCTCCCTACGGACTAATTGAAGAAATAGCTAGAATACAAGGCGGAGTGGTAAATCCTGGAGTTCCAGGGCCTAACAGCCCAGTTCCTAATTTAAGATTAGGTCAAGACCCATCAATTTTAGAAACAATTGCAACCGCTTCTCCAACTGGAAGTTTACAGCCTGGTCAAATGAATCCTCCTGGCATGCCAAACATGCCAGGTGTTTTAGAAGCAGAAGAGGTAATGGTTCGTCCTGAAGCAATATTTCAAGGAAATTACATGGGTGTTGATAGACCCGAACGTCCAACCAATGTTGATCCAAGTCTTTCTAACGACATTCTAAATGCAAAAATACAAAATTTAATAGAAGAAAAAAATAGAATTTTAGCAGAGCTTGGATTTCCTTCAGGAGACGTTCCTGAATTGCAAGCGTTAGATAGAGAAATTGAATATTTAAGATCTCAATTACCATCAAATACTGTTGATTCAAATATTGAAGAAGAGCTTGCAAATTTACAAGCTGTTGAAAAAATGGGTAAGCCATCTGAGCTTCCATCAGAAAGTGAAATTTCAGTAAGTTCTTCTAGTGATTTAGGACCAAACGAATACAGAGCAAGTGATGGCAAAGTTTATAAAATAGATCCAAAAAGATTTGCAGAAATAT